TTGGAACCATTTTCAAGTTCTACGTTACCTTTGTTCCATTTAACGATACCTTGTTTTAACCTCATTGGTAAGTTTTCATATGCAAGTTGGTATTTGGACATAATATCACGGGTCAATGCACCCTTGTTTGTTAGAACTGCACAGTTTTGTTGGTCGGTAAATATGGTTGCCCATAACATATACGCTACCGTGGTTGTAGTTTTACCAACCTGTCGAGGACATTTAGTGATAACGAACCGGTTGTCTTTGAAAAGTTTTAACATCTTTTCTTGGAATGGCCACATCTTAAAGTTGATTAGACCTTCATCAACGTTAACAATCTTGATATAATTTTTTGAAAAATAAACAGGGTCTTTAGCACATTTTATATATTCATCAACTTGTTCCTGTGTATACTCTACCTTAACACCGGCCTTTTTAAGTAATGGATTATCTCGGTATGCTTCACCAAATTTTAAATCGACATTATCAATCATTCTTTACTTTTTAAAAGTTTATTTAATTCAGCGGTTGAACCAACGAAAATGGCTTTATCAATTTTGGTATCACCTTCTTTTTGTTTACCATCCATTGTACGCATTTGTTTTTGTACCGCCAGAAGTTCTTTGTTCGCATCAACAACATTCTTTAGTAGTGTTGCATAGACCTCAAATGCCCGTGGATGTTGTCCCGCAGATGCAATGTTTCGTAGTTCTTCCATTGCATCTTTGCCATTATCAATCAACTCTTGTAGATTGTCCTTTGTTTGTTCATAGGCATCTTGTAAATCTGTTTTTAAATCTGGACCTTCTTCAGTCTTAGTAACTACCGGTAACAGAGGTTTTACTTCTTGTTCTACCGGTGTTACATCAAATAATTTTTCCATGTTTTTGTCAAATGTATTCATATTTTTAACTTAGTTTATAATGCTGCGATTCTACTCTTAAAGTCATTGAAGTCAGATGATGCTGCAACCAGTACCTTTAGATTAGCCAAAGGTACAGAAGCACCAACTTGAATTGTATTGTTTGCGAATTGAATACTTGCAACATTCGCAAAAGATTTTCCACTTAGATCCAAAGCTACATTGCTTGAACCTGAAGAAGGTATAACAATTGTTCCGTTGCTTGTAAATTCCCATTGTTCATTAAAATAATCAACTGTTTGTTCATTTTCTGGACTAGGATTTTGATAAGTAACAGCATTCATTGTATATGAATATGTTGTATTGATAGCAAGCGTTACTGTTGTGTTTCCACTACCAACTGTTGTACTTGTTGTGGTTGCTGCAGATGGTACTTTCACATATGTAAAGTCGCCCCATTTGGTTGAACTTGAATATGCATACAGACCAGGTAAAGTTCCGTCTATTGGTAATTCATAGGTAATTGCAATTGCTTTTGTACTGCCATTTGGATACGCATATCCAGTACCAACAAGAAAATCACCTTTCACATCCATCTGTCTATGACCAAGTCTAATACTTTGACCTGCACCTGGAACCTGAAGTGAATTTGCCCAAGCAAGATAACCATTAGATGCAAGCACCTTGTAATTAATGAATCCAGTTTTACTGTTAGGGTCTGTGGTTGTTCCGTTTACATATAGATAATTATTACTATACTTAATCCAATTAATTTTTGGTGATGTTACACCAGTTATTTCTTTTTCCCAAACCAATTGGTTGTTTGCTCTAAACATATAGATGTTTGTATTCGTTGCAGCATACCAATTGTTTGAAGAATCGTAACTTAGCCCAATGATTGTGTTTCCATATTTGTTAACATTACTTGTTCTAATGTAAACACCTTCTGTATCAAACTTATGGACTTGGCCGTTTGCTGAGCCAACTAACAAACCACCACGATTAGGTAAAGCAATAATAACTGATGCGTTTGCCGCAGTGCCTGCATTGTAAAATGTAAAATACAATTCGCCTGTAATATCGAGGCCTGTAATTAAGTTGTGTTCACCAGTATAATAAGGAAAATCTTCATCATCAACACATATATCTTTAGAACCAATTGAATCCGTAACTAAAGTGTTCCAAACATTTTGTCCAAGATAATTGAATTTTGTAACACGGGTTGACCTGTCGGAAGGAATGTTTGTCAATAGGTATATGTTGTTATTTCCGTCAACTGTTACAGAGTCACCATAACTTGCTACTAGTGTTCCACTCACGTTGGCCGCAGGAACAGATTTTCTCCAATATATTGAACCATATGGATCAAATTTAATAACTGTTGCCTGTGGTAAACCAGTAACTTCATTCTGTGTTGTCATTGATACTACAATATTATTTGCAGAATCAAATGCAACACTGTGGCCATATGCATTGTTGGCTTGTGTATCTATTTGGCCAAACAACATACCCCAAGCTCTACGTTCATTTGGGTCTGTAGCAATTTCAACCTTTGTATTACTATACATTGTGGTTTTATCAAATAAAATATCACCCAACGAAGCAGTGTTTGCTTTGTTGAAAGCATTTTGTGCCAACTCTTGGTTGGTTTCATAATACGTATTTGATGTATTGGAACGCAAAGCAACTGTAGTATACAACTCAGTAAAGTTGTTATTTGTTTTAGTAAAAGCCGTTCTTAATGAATCGCCTTTGCCATCATTTGCTCTAATACCAATATTGATAGTTTGTTTAGCCATTTATTTCTCTCGTTTTGTTTACTGATTTGCAGCTTTATTGATTGTAGTAACTTCAGCCAATGTGTTATCAGCCTTAGCGTCTTCTTTATCAACTGACATATAGTCAATATCTGTACTAACTCTACCAATCGAATCGACTTCAACGAATTTCAATGGGTTCAAGTTGTATGATGTAAAGTTATAATTTGCCAATGTGTTAATTCCGTATATAGGTTTGTCTGACACGAAGTTTCCTGTTAGTTCTTTTAGTCTCAATACATTATCTGTAAATTGAACAACCATGCCTGTTGCTGTTGCATCATCTGAGGTGTAACCTTGATATACTTTTTCACCCACTTTATATGTTCCGTAACCGGAATCTAAGTTCATGTAAAATTCAATTACTTCTTCTTGTGACACTAGGTTGTATACAGAAACAAAGGCACGATTGATAACACTAGTCTCTGTAACCTTACCGAATATAAAACCTTTGACTGTAAAGTTTAATGTCCAAACAATCATTCTAGTTTCATTATCTCTACCACCCTCATAAGTAATTTCATGTTGTGTGGAGTTTAAAATAACAGGAACTTCTTTGATAATTCCCATCTCAGGAATAAGGTTTAATTTAATCGTATAATCTGGTGTGAAGAATGGTAAAATGTGTTCAATGATTTGTGTACCATCTTCTATGTTACGTACATAGATGTAAAGATTAAAATCAAAATTGTATGGTACTGGATTGTATTGCGAAAGTATTCCTGTGGGTGGAGTTCCCGAAAAGTTTTTAATGTTTGTGTTTTGTTTTCTACTTGAATCGTATGATAATCCGGCCATCTCAAATGACATACGTGGTAAAGTCAATTGAACTTTTTTATCTAGGTTTAAATCTTCCTCAAGGCGCATGACATAACGTTCTTTACTTGCATACGCAATAGGAACAATAAATCTTTCTGATTCGGTATTGTCTGGTTTAAATCTATACAAAGTAATGCTATCAAATAGATTACCAAATCCTACAACCAGTTTTCTTATGACACGATTATATGTTGACATTAAATTTTTCCAAACGGATTGGTTTCGGTGAAGTCAATAATATTATTGGCAGTATCAAAGAAGTAAGAATTGTCATAACTTTCATTTTTTGTACTATCTTTTAATGGATCATAAGATGCCAAATAGTATCTTGCATTACTTGTTGCACCAATGATTGCAACGTTGTCACGGAATTCGCCTGCAATATTTGTGACCTTTAGTGAGTCATCTGGTTTGATCCATTCTTGTACTAAAGCCACAACCCATGCATTTGCTTGTGTATTATCTGTAGACTGAAATACAACTTCTCTAGCTTCATATGTTCCAGTACCAGTACCAGTAGTCAAGTCTAGTGTGTAACTTGATTGAATCATTACATCATCAATGTCTTCCACACCAGTGTCGATAACTTCTTGTGAGTACTTGAATTTCTCTAGTTCCAATTCATAGAAGAATGGTATCTTACGTCCCAACATGAAGAAGTCTTTTGTTTGGTTTGTAAATTTAATTTCAAACAACTCACCAGTACCATTTAAGAACGGTACATAAATCAAATCACCTTCTCTTGGTCTTGTGAATATATCTTGCGGTACACGTTGAGAGAAAGAACGTTTTGATAATATGATGTTGACAGTGTTCTTAATTTCAAGGCCAAATTTAGAAAAGAATTCTTTTTCACCACCATATTCCATAGAACTTGACAGGTAGAATTCAATTGGAAAGGCCGCACTGAATCTTTTAATTGGATCTTCACCGTATAAAATGTCTCTATCGGTTTCATTTTCAATAGGTAAATAGTAGGCATCAAAACCCATAATCTTGATTGACTCAACAATCAAGTCTTCAACTACCCTTTGCTCAGCAAGAGAGTTATAGTTATTGAAATAAACCGAGGTTGCCATATTAGTTCATGAACATTTCTAGTGGTGCACCGTACTTGTCGCCAATTTCTGCGTGTAGTGCATCAATTTCTTCTTTGGCTTCACTATAGATTTTGTCACCATTTAACTTGACGCCACCTGGCAATTGAATGCCTTCGAACTTTTTAAGGTTGTTACCCCAAGAACGTTTGATAAGTGCTGTTGCATATTCTTTTAACCAACGGTCATTCCATGCCTGTGTGTACACATCAGGATCAATCACTGCATAACATTCGGCAATAACAGTTGTACCAACTGGTGCTTCTCCGTGGCCCCAACCCCAGTCAATGTATAGTCTTTGCATGTGTCTTTGGAACCTAATAGGAACTTCACCAGAGAACAGTTGTTCCAACATACGCAGATGTTGTAGTGTCATGGTGTAGTTGATGTAGGATGCAGAGGTGAAGTCATACAACTCATTCAGACGTAGTTGGTATCTCAAGTCAAACATATTGACCTGTGATTGTGAATCAGAAACGGGAAATATTCTGGTGATACCAGCAATTTGTAGTACGTTGTTTGATGAATCTTTGGCCTGAGAAATGTTCAAGTATCTATTGTTGATATCTGTTTGGTCTATTTTTTTTATGTAATAGACTTTTTGCAGACCATCAAAATGATAGTCTTGCCAATATTGAAGTGCATCATCAATACGGTCTTCTACCTGGTCGTCATCAACGTTGATTTCGATTACTGGAAACCCTAGTCTACGCAGGCAATAATCTTTGAATGCCGTTCTTGTTGTGATAGTTTTTGCCATTATATCCCCCTATAAGGATATTTATGCTTCAGGTTTCCACCCAAATTACATCCAATATTCTCTTTGTGCGATTTCTCCGAAGACTTTGATAATATCAGAGTCTATTCTGCCATTAAAACTGTTTGTCATTGTCGTATATGATTTGCTTGCGGCGTTTTGCATACCATTGGTAGCTACCAATAACAGATTTGCATCAGAAACTATATTTGAGGTGACTACACTTTGATTGATATTCATCTGGCCAGAAACTGTGTATATATTTGCATCAGAAACTATGTTTGAAGTAACAAGACTTTGAATCACATTCATTTGTCCTGCAATTGGATTAGTATAGTTGGCCGTATTTGATGTAGTCCCAATCAATATAGTTTCTGTAATTATTGATACAGCGTATGATATTAAGGTATTTGTTGTATATCCATTTGCAGAAATAACCAAATTGGCCGAAACAATATTTGGATTGGTGTTTATTGTTAGTGTGCCGGTATTACTGGTTATTGTAAAATTACCAGTCAATGAACCACCATTAATTTGTGCAGACGTTACACCACTAATGGTGTAAGGAACTGTTACACTATTTGCAATACCGGATGTTCTTAGTGTAGCTGTTATTGAATTGCCTGAGTTGATACTACCAGATGAATCACTCAAATATAATCCGGGGTCTGTTGGTATACCAGTATAAACTTTAAGAATAACAATACCAGAACCACCATCACCACCCAAGTATGTGTTTGGTGAACCACCACCACCGCCACCTGTATTAACAACACCTGCACCAGCGTTAGCGCCATTGTATCCACCTATACCACCGCCACCTAGGCCGCCAGCGCCACCAGTTCCACCATTAGCATATGAACCACCACCGCCACCACCGCCAGCAATGTATCTTACTCCGCCTGATAATTCACCAGCACTTACTACCGCCAATAATGTTGAATTGTTACTTGCACCAACACCGCCAGCACTTCCTGATGTACCTGATGCCGCAATACCTGCGCCACCTGCACCGCCACCGCCACCAGAACCTGTACTGATGGTAGCACCTGTGCCACCAGCAGTTCCATAATATATACTGCCTGCTGGGTTTACACCGGAACTGGATTGATTAGTGCTACCACCAGCAGCACCATTGTAACCACCGCCACCGCCAGAACCACCCGTGCCACCTGTTGTGTACCAACCACCACCTCCGCCACCTTTTGCAATAATAGTATTAGCACCAAAGATAGAATCACTACCTGTTCCACCAGTTATTGCGGAACCTGCTGTGGCCACTTTGGCACCACCTGCACCAACTGTAATTGCATATGTGGCCGCAGATATTGAAAATGACGGATGATAATTTACACCACCTGCACCTCCACCACCTGAAGGGACAGCATTACCGCCATAAGCACCAACACCACCACCGCCACCAGCAACTGTTAGAACCTCAATAGGTGCGCCAGAATTACCAAAAGTTATGCCACCTGAATTTGCGAATTTATAGTATGTGTATGATCCTGACCTTATTACAGTTGGTGAACCTGTTGTTCCGGTTACTATAACTGCGTCAAATGTTGTGGTTGCACTCCATGAATATGTACCGGAATATACACCAGCAGTAGATACACCTGTTGTTACATACGTAGTTGCATTAACTGTTTGTGATTTTAAAACGCTGGTTTCTGTCCCAACAGTCGCACATGTGGTATTAAAGACAGAATCAATTGTTAAAGCGCCGGTGCCACCGCTATAACTAGCTCCGGCTGCGGCGCCGTTATAAAATGTACAGTTTCTTATTGCAAAGTTTGCCGCACCATAGTTGTCGTATTGGTAAGTCCAAGCATTATTTGCGTTTGTTTCTGAGAATACACAATTATAGAAGTTACCTTTTAATGCACCATCATAACTTCTGAAATATGCTACTGTGTAACTTGTTGTTCTGCCGTTATTATTTCTTTTTAGAATGGCACCATAAACCGCACTACCGGCATTAGTAAATTGTGCCATCGAGCAATCACGGTCAGCCGTACTGGCAGTCCATTGAATGATTGTTCTACCTGGACAACAAACAAAAACTCTTTTATTTCCACCATCTCGTAATACACCTGAATTGCTACCTGATACAGATAAAGCCGTCATTGTATATGTGCCTTGCAGCACAACAAACATCACGTTTGCGGTAGCACTTGTCTGACTGTATGCATAATCAATAGTCAAATATGGAGTTGATACTGAACTTCCATCATTTGAATTACTTCCTGTGCTAGCAACATATTTTACCGTGCCAACGAAGTCGCTGACTAGGGTAGAATATGTGTCTGGAAAATTATATGAGGCTAATTGATTTGCCATGATTATCCCGTAACAACCAGTTTGGCAATATCAAAAATTTCTGGAACATTTATGCCTTTTGGAATCATATCTTCGTCAATGATATCATCCACACCATCACCGTTTCTTAGTGCGTGTATGCAATAGGCCATGGTATTATCTTCTAACGCAGTTAATTCATGCATATAATCTTTATGAATAAAAATCATTTGTGGTGCAGTAAATTCGGATATACCAAGTTCAGTTTCTACTTTTAATTTACCTGAAGATAAAAATGTAATGTGATTGAAAGGATGTTTGTGACCCAATTCAGTGTCGCCTACCTTTTCAAATTTCATTTCTCTAGTATAGAGATTTGCAACACATGCAATTTTTATCTTGGGTTGTGCCATTGTTATTCCATTGGAACCGCAAAACCTACACGATTACTGTAACCACTATACATAGGCCAAATCATATAAATTTTATTGTTATATGTGAATGTATCTCCAGGTGTATACTCACCATTGAAGATGTATACACCATTTTGGTCACTAGCATTACCGCCGTGATTGCCATAATAATTTGCTTCCCAACCAAATGGCATTAAACCAAAACCTGTTCCTCCCAAATTGGCACTTGGAAAACGATAACTTGCCGTGGTGTTGATGGCACCTGCGTATGTCGCTGCTGTAGCAGTAGTTACCGTTCCGAGAGTTTGGCCAGCATTCAAGGCATAATGACTTGAACTTCTACCTGCCATAGTCATATGAACCTGTTGATTATAAATTTTTGGCCATGATGTACCAACTTGTGGTAACGCTGACACCATACTGTGAGCTCGCAAAGGTGTCAAAATGCTCGTGGTGACATAATTTAAATTTTGAACAGTAGTTAAATCATTTGTTGTTCCATATCCAATACCTGTACCTCTTTGGTTTGTATATATTACTGGATAAATTCCGTTACTGTCAAGGTTGTGATAATCATAACGAGTGTATTGTGTTTGGAAAAACGGCCCGCCTTGAAGTGTTGAGTTTGAATATGTCGAACCCCAACCAGCATTATAACTATTATTGTTAGTAACAGCCCAAAAGAAACATTTATCTGTTACATAAGCCCAAAATGTTCTAATGTTATCAAAACCATTGGATCCCGACAAACAAACAGCGCTAGAACCATAATTGTTTCCACCTAATGTCAATGTTGTACCTGATGCGTTACCGTTGCCAGCTTCAGGAAATGTTACCGGCATTCCCGAAGCCGTTATAGTTCCACCTGAAATTGCAGTACCAATATCAAAATATGGGGTTGCTCCCGAAGTAGACCTAATTTGTGTATAAATTTTACTAGAAGATGCATCATATACCGGTTGTTCTAATGTTAATGTTATGTAATTAGAACCCATTTCACCGGACATTATATGAGAAATTGTATTTGCTGGATTAACAGTTCTAATAATTGTGCTGTTTGTTGCATCAAAGTTTGCATATATTGGAGCCGAATAACTAGCAGAAGTAAATCTACTTTGTAATGTACTTACACTTGTAATAGAACTAGTATTAATGATATCAGCTAACATCCTTAATGGAATTGTAACTCTAGTATTTGTTGTAAAACTTAATTTAATAAACATGATTATTCCTTTGGAATTGCTATACCAACACGGTCTGTATATCCAGTCCAAGTCGGCAAAATTTTGTATGTTTTTCCACCATATGAAAATTCATCTCCTGGATAATAATCGCCATTAAATAAATACCAACCACCTTGTGTTCCGGCATCACCACCAGCATTATAATAGTATGAATTTCTCCATGAAATTGGTAACATGCCATATGTTTGTGTTTTTAAATCTGCGCTAGGATAACGTGTAGCTGTTGTTGTGAAAACAACTGCACCGTATGTTGGATTAGAAACGGTGCCACCACCGGTTGCTGCGGCTGTTAGAGCGGAATCTTGTGAGTATCTAGAACCTACGCCCCAGCTGACATACGGTTGCAACACCATTGGCCAACTAGGAGTTGTTGATGGATAAGCGTTATATAAGTTGAACACTCTAAATGCATGTGAATTACTGGTAGTATTATACTGAGTATTTTCTATTCTATTCCAATCAGCTACACCACCAAACCCAATACCTACACCTCTATTATAATTTGTAAACATCAATGGAGTTATAAATGTTGCATTGGTATTTGTGTAATCAAATCTGTTGTATTGACTATAAATGAATGGACCAATATATGATGTACTGGCAGAATAAGTGTTTCCAAATCCAACGTTATATGTGTTGCCATTTGTGGCACACCAGACAAGAGCATTATCACTTAGATACATAGTGAAACATCTTACATTTAAAAAACCACTAGTGCTACTACCAGCAGATCCTGATGATCCTGAATTTACTGAATTATTGAATGTGGGTGCTGTGCCTGGAGTGGTGTTTATGGTACCAGATTGTGAAATCGCTTGACTTGTTAAACTTGATAATGTTCCACTAGACAATCCATTGGCTGTCCTAACAGTTGATGTGTAACCACCTTCAGAAGCATTAACATGTTGAATATAATATTTTTTAGTGTTATCATCATAATTGGAGAACTCAAGTGTCCATGCATGTTCGTCCGCATAACTTGTACCACCTCCATTTTTAGCATATCGTGAAACTGTGTTTGATGTTAGTCCTGTAGTACCAGTGCCTGTTCTAATAATTTCACTCGTATTTGCATCAAGACCAGTTAACAAAGTTGCCCACCAATTGCCCGATGTTGCAGTACTTTGTAAAGACGCAACGTTAGCAATTGCAGGTGTATTGATAACTTCGTTAACTATACGAAATATATGATTTAAATATTTGTCTGAGGTAAAGTTTAATTTAATATACATTATTCTGTTCCTTCTTCCGGTGCAGGTTGTTCCGGCGCATCATCAACCTGCGCTAATGCATAAGCAAAATCTTCTGGTATTACAGTGCCTTTGACCACAACAAAATATGCCATTGGACCAGCCACTTCATACCAAATGCCTGAAAGATTTTCAATCTTACTATATGCATAGTCTAAGAATTCTTGGCCTGTTTTTGGTTCCAAAAATGTTGCTGCATAATAATCATGTTGCCACGGTGCCAACCATGGAGTTTGAAAGATGTTTTGTATTTCTTCGAATCTCATAACTTATCCTTGATATATGAAGTTAATGTATAAATCTGAACCACTGCTACTTTGTGTAATATCAACTGTTAAGTAGTCTGATGAAGTTACTGGAATTGATAAACCAGTTTGTGTGTTTGATGTTCCAGCAGCCGCAAATCTTATTGTGTTTATAACAGTACCGTTCTTTTTAACAACAACTGTACTTTGTGTTAAACCTGGAGAAGCCAAATAGGAAGTAATTGATGTTACGTTTGCTGTTACAAGAGGTATATAGTGTCTTAGTGTGCCAACGTTTTCCGTTAATGCACCTTTCCAATAATATGTTTTCACATAAGCTGCGGTAGTGCCACCACTACCACCAGTATTTGCTTGTGCATAGGCTGCGTTGGCCCTAGCAAAAGCCGCATTGGCAAAAGTTGCACCAGAATTTGCCGCAGAAAATGCATTATTAGCCTGACCTCTTACCCAAGTATCTGTTGCTGTGTTAGCTGCATTATAAGCCGCATTGGCACGGTCAAAGGCTGCATTAGATGCAACTGTTCCTGAAAGAATTGTTTGGCCAATATTAACAGTATTGACTATCAAACTTCCAGTGACGTTGATATTCGCAAAAGAAAAATCTTTTGATATATCTAAACTGGTTGGATTAATTTTTTGTAATGGCATAATATTTATTTAGATGAGTTAAATGGCATACCTTATGACTACAACACCAGAACCACCAGAACCACCGCCAGGATATTGGTTACTATCAATTACCGTACCACCTGATCCACCCGATCCGGTATTATCGGCACCACTTTGTCCTGCTGTGGTTACTACATCAGTACCACCATAACCACCATATTTTGATCCACCACCCTTACCTAATCCACCCCATCCTATGTAACCTCTGTTAGTATTGTTGTTTCCTTGACTACAACCTCCTCCACCGCCTGCTCCAAAATATGTATTTGTTCCCAATCTTTCACCAACTGCGGGAAAATTTTGTGAGATGGAACTTAAAAAACCATTGTCTGATGCACCATTTTGGCCTGTTGCACCACTTGATCCAGGTGAACTATAACCTGCTGATATACCATATGCAACATAAACGTTTGAAGATGGACCTATTGGTGATGTGGTGCTTGCGCCTGCTCCGGATCCGGCCGGAAAACCATTACCAGCATAACTAGCGTTATCGCCGGATGCACCACCATTTGCAGTAGCACCGGCAATACCTGTAACAGAAGAAGGTGTGCCTGCTGTTGGATTGGTACTACCATAACCACCATTACGACCAGCAACACCACCGGAACCAACTGTTACAGTATAAGTTTGTGCTGTTACTGTAACACCAGTTAATATAATTACATTTGCTCCGCTACCGCCACCGCCTTGGCCACCGCCACCGCCACCACCTACTAGTAGTATATCAACTGTGCCTGTTCCTGATGCGGTAAATGTTCCGTTTGATTTATATAAATGATATCTGTATCCGTTTTCAACGTATGTGTTTGATACTGGTACTACTCTATTACCCAAATAGATTGTTCCACCAGTACTTGTTGCCAATGCTGCTGAAGTCGAACCACCACTGGTGGTTGATGAGAAGAATCTTCCCTTACTAACAGACAGTTGACTGGCACTCTTAATACCCATTAAACAATCTCCGTACCAAACATAGAGAAACATAAATTGGCATTACTTGCATACACAGTAACAACATCGGTTGTTGCTAGAGTGACACCTAATGAAATGTACATTGAATCGTTGCCTGCCACAGTTGTATCATAATTGATATAATGTTTTAGTGCCAAAGATTCACCTGTTGGTCTAAAGGCAATTCTGAAAGTTGCGGATGTTGCACCAGTATTACAGACTGAGATTGTGGAACATACTGTATTTGTTAAAGCAGGCACAGTATATACAGTCGTTGCTGTTGTTGCTGCTGGATTTGCTTGACCTAAAATTTTATATAAAGCTGCCATATTTTTTCCTTATATCCCTAAAAATAAGAAGGGACTTAAAATGTCAGGTAATGTTTGAGTTGGTGCGGATGCATTACCACCAAATGTTGTTATTTCTACAATGGCATTGTTAGGTGCCGCTGAAGATAATGCAAGTGTTGTACCAGATATTGTGTAAGCACTCTTTGGTTGTGCAACACCATCAACAACTAACATGGTAAATTTCTTATCTGCTGGTGTTACAGTTAATAAGAATGTTGTGTTTGAACCATTACCGATAAATGAATCTACGTTTGCTGATAATTGTGATGAGTTTGCTTGAATGAGAGCCGCATTGGCCTGTGTGTACGCATTGTTAGCCTGAGTTCTAACCCATGTATCGGTAGAACCCGTATTGGCTTGAGCATAAGCCGCATTTGCACGAGCAAAGGCACTATTAGCAAAACTTGCGGCTGAGTTGGCTGTTGGCCAAACATACGTATTTGATTGGCTGAATACAGCATTAGCTTGTAGGAAAGCACCATTGGCAAAACTAGCTGATGTATTAGCAACACCAAATGCACCGTTAGCAAATGATGCTGCTGAGTTTGCTTGTGTGAAAGCACCATTAGCAAAAGAGTTTGCTGTGCCAACCATGTTAGTAATCGTGGCACTAAAATTGGCATCATTACCTAATGCGGTTGCCAATTCATTTAATGTATCTAATGTGCTTGGTGCTGAATTTACTAGATTGGCAACAGCTGTACCAACATAAGTTGTTGTTGCATAACCAACTGTAGCGTGGTTGCCCCAAGCATATGCCGAGTTGGCAACCAAAAAGGATGCATTAGCAAACTCTGCGGCTGAGTTTGCTTTATTAAAAGAATTATTAGCTTGTGTTCTTACCCATGAATCGGTAGAATTGTTCGCTTGCAGAAATGCAGCATTAGCTGTATTGTATGCGTTATTAGCCTGACCTCTTACCCAAGTGTCAGTAGAATTATTTGCTTGTGCGAACGCAGCATTAGCACGAGCGAACGCAGAAGGAACCAAAGATGAAAAGTCTTTGGTTGAATCTAATCTTGACGGTGGGACTTGAGTTGACATTCTTTATAACCTTTTCATTCTATTTATTTCACTTTTTTTGTTGAAAATTTTAGATGTACCAGGTTTGAGTGACAGTAGGTGTTGCGGCTATTGCATTTCCGTTTGCTGATAGTTCCGTACCTGAACTGTATGCGTATGTTGGTAGAGGAACAATCGTTGATATTGATGGATCTATTGTGTTAGAAGTTACTACCGAATTAAATGAATTTGTGCTAACAGTTACAATACCTTCAACATTTTGTGAATGTATATCTGTTGTAATGGTATTAATAAACGTTAATGTATTTTGAGTAGTATTTCCATCCAACACTGTCAATGCCACTGATCCATTGGAACTTAATATTGCTTCAACATTCTGTGAATGTATATCTGTTGTGATGGTGTTAATTGGTGTAAAAGAATCTACTGTTGTTGAAAAACTATTCGTAACAACAGCAGTTGAAGTTCTAACTGTAATAGCTATTGTGTTTGCGCCAACAGTAACAAATCCATTGGCTGAAGATAACAAAGGAGCCGAGGTGTTTGTGGTAATTATTAGTGTGCCTGTTCCTAAGTTTGTAGTTGGCCCAGCGGAAGTAAATGTTCCTGGATATTCTGTATTGGCCGCAACGTTTCCGTTACCTGTAACAACAAATGCATTTGTACTATAATCAGTAAGAGTAGTTTGACTCTTACATGTTAATAAACTTGTTTGTGTACCTGTGATTGCAGCGATACCTGTTCCAGAACTTTGTGTTGCAAATAATGGTGTTACAGAAGGAGTAAAGTTTGATGTATAAACTGCAAGACCTTTAACGACTCTTAAATTAGAAATGTTTCCTTGAAAATCAGCATATTGAGAACCACCTATTCTAACCAATGCAGCTGCACCAGCATAATTAGTACTATCTGCAGCAGTTGTAGATTGACCTGTTCCATTAATCCAAAATTTCATTGTGCCAGATGTTCTAGTAACAGCAATATGTGTCCAAGAACCATTAGTTGGATTTGAAGTCAAAGAACTGAGTGCAATAGAAAATAGATTAGCACCAGCATTTGAATATTGCCAATATATATTACCATTGATAATCAACCAATTCCAATTAGTTCCACCTGATGCATGCTGACTAATAATATCAAATGCTTGGTCTGTAGTTTTAATCCAACATTCAATAGTAAAATCACCTGTGCCAAACTGAAAACCAGAACCGTTGGTAACACTTAGATAATCGGTAGTACCATCAAAATAATTACTACCCAATGGTAGTGCGGAAACAATATTCGTAATTGTTCCAGTCAAAGGCAAACTATTTAACTGTGAACTAGTAACATTACTACCTGTGATGGCATAAGGAATCAATGTGTTATTACTTAGACCTCTTGTCGCAGCTGTGTATGTTAAATTTGCACCCCAGTATCCACCAATTGGTCCTGTAAAAGATATTAAAAATGTTATAGGTATGTTTAGTGTGTAAGAACCAACAGTAATAGTTAATGTGTTTGCTGTAGCAGTTGTTGGTGTCGTTTGTATAATTAATTGTGATGTACTGTTAGCAAAAGTAAAATTGCCAGTAAGTGATGCATTATTAATTTGTGAACTACTTACTCCGGATATTGTGTATGCAGCATTACTTCCATCAGCTAAGTCATCAGAATATGTAAGTGTTAAACTATCACCCCAATATAAAGTGTTTGCGCTTGCTGATAAACCACCACCAAGAACTGTAAATGTTCCACTAGTAGTGAATGTATGAACTGTATTTGATCCAACTGTTGTGACAGTACCGCCTGTCGCTTTTTGACTTCCTGCATACTGTATAATTACTATACCAGAACCACCTGCTCCAGAACCAGTAGACCATCCGCCGTTAGATGCCCAATAAGATCCGCCGCCTCCGCCGCCACCTGTATTGACTACAGCAGTTGGTATTCCGCTACCTTTAGTAGTAGCATTTATTTCATTGGTATAGACATTATAACTGTAATATGTGGTTGTACCAGAACCTCGGCCGCCACCATAAAATCCATCACCTGCTCGTTCACTACTGTTACCGCCACCGCCACCGCCGCCAGCCAGATAACGAGTGGTTCCTGTCCAATCATTAGTAATACCAATGCCGCCATTGCCACCAGGACTTGATCCTGTTCCGGCTTGACCGACTGCTCCAGCACCACCACCGCCTGCGCCAGTCCAAGTTGTTGATGTTGATCCGCCGTTATTACCTAGTACAGTTAATGTTCCTGCTGTAAGGTTATTGTTCGCTAGGCCGCCACCAGATTGATAGTAAGCATTACCGCCGCCTGAACCACCGTTCTGACTTGACGATGAAAAACCTACACCTGAACTACCACCACCGCCACCACCTTCTGCAACATAACTACCTAGACCAGAATCAGTACCTTTAACTCCATTGAGAGCAGTAGCATTAGCAATTGCTGCACCGCCTGCGCCAACAGCCACAGCAAAAACACCGCCGGCCGTTGAAATGGATCCTCTAAGAACACCACCAGCGCCGCCGCCGCCGTTCGCATTAGTAGTATTGTGGTTACCACCACTACCACCGCCAGCTACAATTAGTGCTTCAAAACTAAGTCCCGGAGTGATTACAACATTTGCTGAATATGTTCCTGTTGTGATTGATAGTGTTTTTGTTTCAGCAACTTTGACTTTTGTTGGTACACTAAGTGTGAAAGCACCTGATGCTGAAGTAAAGTAACCTGTTAAAGAAGTGCCGTTTAAATCTGCTGTTGTTACGCCAGTTATTGTATAAGATACATTTGCTGAATTACTATCATACAAAGTGAAATTGATAGTTGTTCCACTAAAAACTGTGTTTGCTGGATTTAAAAATCCATTGACCAATGGTGTGGTGGTACCATTCCATGCGTATGTACCAGAATAAACACCCTTAGTTGTTACGCCTGTTGTTACATAAGTTGTTGCATTAACTGTTTGGCTGGTCAAACAACCAGTAAATGTTGCAGAACTTGATGTTGTCGTATTGAATACTGTGTCGGTTATTACTAAACCTGCACCGCCAGAATAATCAGCAGCGGCATTTGCTCCATTATAGAACGTAGAGTTATATACTTTACCTGTTGGATTACCACCGTTATCATATTGTACTGACCAAGCATTGTTGGAATTTACTTCTTGGAATATTGTATTATATGCCGAACCTCTGAAGTTTACAGACTCATCATTTAAAACTGATACTGTATAACTGGTTGTTCGTCCACTGTTGTTGCGCTTTAATATGGCGCCATAAATGGCCGAACTAGAATTTACAAAATTGAGTGGCGCAAAATCTCGTACTGCGGTTGCATCAGTACAGTTTATGATTACTTGACCGGCAGAACAAACAAATATTCTAGGATTCCCACCGTCACTTATACATGCTGCGCCATAACCATTAGCTAATGCGGTTGCTGATATATTATATGTGCCAGCAAGAATGACAATGGTTACTGATGTTGCTGTACCGCTTGTTGCACTTAATGCCGCTGCAATGGTCAAGTACGGTGTGCTTACCGTATTGCCGTTATTACTGTCACTACCCGAAGCACTTACATATTTTACCGATGCTGAACCAGCTACGATTAACTCGTAACTATCTGGAAATCCATAAGTCGCTAATACATTTGCCATTTATTTTTTAATCAACCACATGAGTTTTCAAAAAAACTCCTGTTAAGCTTTTCTTACCAAGAACATGTCTCTATATAGACTGTCATTTCCTATTACGTATGCATAATATGCTTCATTATTAACCACGAATGTTTGACCTGGTGTGTAGTATTGTTGTAAGAAAGTATCTGATCCACTCATACTCTTATATAATCCTATTGCTGTACCGCCAGCAGTTGTTGCGCCTTGTGTGTTCTTTGCAAATACAATTGGAAATGCAGGAGGAACAAAAGTGCCTGTCGATGGATCCATTGTTGGACCAGTTACTTGATAATTTCCTCTGATTTTTGATTTAAAATTGGAAAATCCTGATGAAGGACACATTGGTACTTGCATCTCATTTGCCCAATGGTATCTAGGATCTCTGATGTAAGTATTCCACTGTGATGTTGAATAGGAATAAGCTGAAAGTGGATCGATATAGTTGCCTGATAGGTCAAGCACAGCGGCAGATGTGGCGTTGTTGACTTGGTTGTTTATTCGATACCAAAATGGTGAATTGTTTACTGTGCCTGAACTTGAAAGAGTTCTTGTCCACATACTTGCATTTGATCCACAAGATTGGTCGTAATAGGCCGAGGCATCATAACAAACACTTGCTATCGGTGGATTATCGTTATATGAATCTTCCCAAGCTTGAGTAGTTCTTAGTCCGACATACATCATACCACCAGGTCCATAACCTGCCGTTGATGATAGGCCGCCTGACATTAATATAAAATATCGTTCAGTGCTAGCCACCAACCATTCACCTCCTTGTACTCCTGGTCCCCATGGAGTATAATTATATGCAGTGGTTGAAGTATCTGTTCTATTAACATCAAATCGGTTACTAGTATATTCTCCACCATAACTAGGCATATATTGAGCTGTACCTAACAAATAATTTCCACCCGCATTAGCAGTTGTATTGAAACCGTGTGAAACTAATATGTGAGGATAAGTTGTATATGCTCCATTGAAAAGATGATTCACATTAGTTCTAAAACTCAACTTGCGAAACGGATATGCACCCTTACCACTATCTCTAGATAGGTCTAATGTATAAGGCGAAGCAAAACTTGTACTATAGTCTGAAGTTATGTTTGTATTAGCGGTGTTCGCCCAACCACCACCTTCAGCATTACTGATAACCTGTGTGATTACATCTGCTCCAGCAGGTGTAACTGCCGGTGCAGTTTGTGATAAAGCACTTGGTGTTGAGTTTGCAGCTGCAGTAGTTATAGCTCGTATTGCTCGTAAAAAATTTATAGCAACTGCTTTTTGGTCGGTTACTGTACCGTTAACTGATGGGTTAATTCTACATAACATATTTTTTACTCCGTTAGTAATGAATAATCATTAATTGTGAATCTTCGAACACTGCTTCCGTCAACGTAAGTTGTGTGTGCTCCGTATATATTTTCAGGAATTTTATATAATCCATAAATTACAGACAATACGTTGCCGTTATCTTCGTGATTAATAAACACTGGATTTTCTATTACAACTACAGAACCATTTTCATTATATTTTCTTAATGGTGGTGTACTGACCAGGCTCATGGCGGCCTGTGGGCCATAAGAATTAGTTGTAAACTTATATCTATAGGCGTTGGTTCCACCGAAATATTCAGATTCTAAATCAATGCCTACCATTAATGATTCGCCTGTATATATTCTTGACACACCATTTTTACCAATGTCAAAAATACCAATAGATGTTGCATTGTATGGACTACTTATAACAAGCATTTTACTACTTATAACAATGTCGATACCGTGTTGTAGACCATAAGCATTAAATGTGTTTGGTAATATGTTGGCACTTACAGGTCTAAAAACTTGCCAGTAAGTAAATCCAAATACTGAGTTCATCTCGTTTGTTGTTGACGTAACATAAGTGCCGGTTGATCCAGTTGTGCCAGTTATTTGTGATGAAATTGTTGTAGATGGAGAAACACTATTTGGATCATAAGAATTTGCGCCACTATTTCCTAATGCAAATTCGCCAGCTTTTGGAAACATCAAACACATGGCGCCACTGAAGTTGGCGCCTGCGGTTCCAGTAGAATAATATCTATCATAATTTGGACCGATTATATCACCAACAGCCAGTGTGTATCCAAGTTTTAAATTGCCAACAGCATTAACTGTCATTGTTGTACCAGAAAATTTTGCTTGTATGTATCCAATAGATTCATACTTTACTACTTCTCTGGAATTAACTAGAGTATCGGTACCAGATGTGTATGTGTTTGCAAGTGTTATGGTTGTTAATTTTGTTGCATCATAAGATAATCTGATGTAATCGAGGTCGCCATAATCGTTATGTATTTTACTGTAAGTGTCTGAACCTGCAGCAGTTCCTACTCGAGCATATTTTGCAGAAGGATATGTTCCATAGAATACTGTGTTTGCTGTATCGCAACCTACACTTAAATGTGCTGTCGTATTGGCCAAACCTCTAATGATATTATCTATATCAGTTCTCATGGTGGTAACGTTAGCCGTACTGTTCATTCTATATCTAACTAACATTACTGGTCTCCTTGTGATACTGATTGTACTTCTGTATTTGCATCAGGTACTGGATCAGGAATTATTGGTTCTTGATAGCTTAAATCTGCGACCTGAATAAATTTTACAGACTCTAAATTTTCAAAACTATGAAAGTAATATGTACCAGCTGGTACTTGAGTAACAGCAGTTTGAATTTGTCCGTTACCGTGTTCGGCCACAAATTGTTCGGTAATATATGATAAAGGTGATTCACCATCAGGAACATTACCTGTAAATTCATAGACATAACCCGAATAAATTGAAAAAATTTGTTTGAAATAGTAATTTGTCATAGTCTTATATTTAGGTGTTTGTATATTTAATTCTAACAAATAAGTCTGTTGCGGATGCACCGTTCACATCTAAAGTTAGATAGTCGGTAGTCGCCAAACTTACACTTATATTTGCCGGAGTCATAACAGTTTGATTCTGAGTAATGGTAAATGTATTACCTATACTTGTTCCATTTTTCTTAATAATGTACGTGAAATTACCAGAAGTGGCCGCAGTTGATAAATTGGCATATACTGTAGTTAATGACATTGCTCTAGGTGGATAAAACCTACTTGTGCCTGTGTATGGTGAAGTGATTGCACCTGTCATTGTCAAACTTATATATGTATCTACAGATGAACCGCCGCCAGTATTGGCAGCATTGTAAGCCGAATTTGCTCTAGCAAAAGCTGCGTTAGCAAAGATTGCACCAGAATTGGCTGTTACAAAGGAACCATTGGCAAAACTGGCTGCTGAGTTGGCAGTTATAAAAGAACCATTAGCAAAGATTGCACCAGAATTGGCTGTTACAAAGGAACCATTGGCAAAACTGGCTGCTGAGTTGGCAGTTATAAAAGAACCATTAGCAAAACTTGCAGCTGAATTGGATGTTGTGAAGGCACCATTAGCAAAACTGGCTGCCGAATTGGCCACAGTAAAAGAACCATTAGCAAATGAACCTGCTGAGTTTGCAGTGTTATATGCATTGTTGGCTTGACCTCTTACCCATGTGTCTGTAGAATTGTTTGCTTGAGAAAATGCTGCGTTTGCCTGTATGAAAGCTGCATTTGCTGTTGCTGATGCTTGTCCTGCATCGGTAGGAACTCTTGTCCATGTACCATAAGTGGTACTATAGGTATATGTTATACCATTTACTGTGGCCTGTTGGCCATTTGTTGGACTGGTTGGAAATGCCATTTAAAATATCTCTGTTGTATTATGAATATTTATTAGAACGTAATGGAGCCTGAAGCATTAAATACATAAACTCTATAACCACCTGCTACTGTGTATGTTGGTGAACCTGATGTTGCTGTAACTGCCGGATTAGAATCTGCAAACCGTATGATTACAATACCAGAACCACCTGTAGTGGCACTACCACCGCCACCGGCACCACCGCCTGTATTAACTGTGCCATTTTGTTGACCGCCATTGTTACCAGCGCCACGTCCGCCACCACCAAGACCACCTGCACCACCTGCGTAAGCGCTAATATTTTCTACACCGCCACCACCACCGCCTGCATAATAGGTTGATGTTCCTGATATATTAAAAGATAATCCAACACCGCCAGCTGCGCCATTACTATTTACTGTACCTGATGCACCAGCACCACCTGCACCACCACCTGCACCAGCACTTGCAGATGCTGCGTTGAATCCTGTACCGCCACCATATCCTTGTCTAGGAGGACCAACAGTACCTGCGCCACCTGCATTTGACCCATGACCACCGCCACCACCAGAACCACCATCGCCACCAAGACCACTGTAAGTGGCATAATAACCACCACGACCACCACCTATTGCAGTAATTGATGTGCCGACAATTGATCCATCAGATGCAACAAAAGAAACTGATGATGGACATGTAATTAAACTGTTTGAACCGCTTGCATTTGTGCCTCCGCCAGCACCAACTGTAACAGTATATGCTCCAGCTGAAACTATTATGGTACCATACAGTAATCCACCAGCACCGCCGCCTCCCGAATAATTAACGGAACCTCCACCACCTCCACCACCTGCAACAATAAGTGCTTGTATGTTGATTCTTGGCGCAGGCCAATTGCCTGCAGCTTTAGCTATTCTTTGGTCATCAGCAGAGTATACACCACCACTAGAACTACCTAATATTGTTTGTGTTGTACCTATGATACCAAAATTACTTCTTGTTCTCATTTTAGATAGTAATTAATTCATAACCCGCTGACATGTGTATTGCTGAGTTTGCGCTCACAACAGTTTGCAACACATCATTTTCTTCCAAATAAATTGGACTATCTTTACCTAATAAAACTAATGTTGAATTTGGAGGTACGTTAACTTTTGCACCTAAGAAATATGTTGTGCCACTACGATTGATTATTGCATTAGCAGAAACCACATCTGAGTTATTATAGTTTGTAAAAATTATTGAATTTAATTTTACAACTGTATTAGCTGAAACAGTAATAACATTTGATGATACGGTTGTACAGTTTGCTGTGGCAGTCTTGCCTGTTATTGTATTTGCACTGATTAAATTTGGTGCGGCCATTTTATCCTCCGAATACTAATGAATACCCAACAACCCTGGCATTATTTGTGGAACTTGTTGTTGAAGATGCAGTAGTTGTGTTTGAAAATGTTGGTGATACTATATCTACCCAATTGTTACTTGTGCCATCGTTTATATATTCATAAAGAATGTCTGTTGCAATTATGTACCATTGGTCTCCCACTTTCGGACTTGTTGGTGCAGTGTTTGATGCAGTATAGGTGATGCCTGCTCCACCAGTATTTGCTTTTAAGAAGGCTGCATTAGCAGTACTGTATGCATTGTTGGCTTGGTTTCTCACCCATGTATCTGTGGAACCTGTATTTGCCTGAGCATAGGCAGCATTAGCCCTATCAAAAGCACCATTAGCAAAACTGGCCGCAGCATTTGCAGTTACAAAAGCACCGTTAGCAAATGAACCTGCATTGTTTGCTTGTAAGAAAGCACCATTTGCAAAAGAAGAACCTGTGTTTGCAACTCCATAACTGGAATTAGCCCTATCGAAAGCACCGTTAGCAAACGATGCAGCTGCATTGGCTGTTATGAAAGAACTGTTCGCAAATGAGGCACTAGAATTAACAGAAGCAAAGGCACCATTAGCAAATGAGGCTGCATTGTTTGATTGTTCGTAACTTGAATTTGCTCTTAAGAAAGCACCGTTAGCAAATGTTGCACCGGAGTTTGCGGTTGTAAATGATGCATTAGCAAATGTTGCACCGGAGTTGGCTGAATTAAATGCGTTGTTGGCCTGTGTTCTAACCCAGCTGTCGGTTGCATTATTGGCTGTATTGAATGCCGCATTAGCTCTATCAAAGGAACCATTTGCAAATGCAGCTGCCGTGTTTGCTTGGCCAAAGGCTGCATTAGCCCGTACAAATGCATCACTTGCAGTTGTATCATCTATAATAAATGGTTTTATTTTTAATAGTGACATTTTTTATTGAAGTGATATCTCTTAAATGTTTTCAATCTTTTTTACTTTTTCCCAATAATCTTCTGGACATGTTTGTGCTGAATTGGGATCATGCTGTTCTCCATAAATATCTTCAACCACTTCCCCATCAATATTTCTTAAAGCAAATACACAATAATAAATTGTGTCATCTTCTAAAGCAACAATTTTATGTTCTTGTTCTTTTTTAATAATAATAAAAGTTGGTGCGGTGAATTGTTTTGGTTCTTTACCTTCAACAGTAACTTCTACTTTACCTTTTGTTAGTAACGTTACATGGTCAAAAAAATGTTTGTGGCCAGGAGCTTTATCTTCCTTTCTTTCCAAAACATGTTGTCTAACCCAAATGTTTCCAAAATAACCAAGTTCATGCGATGACATAATAATATAAACCTTTTAAACAGTTACTACTGGTGTTGATTCTCCGTCAGAGATATCTTTCCATGAAAGTGTTTCTTCATCCCAACTATACACTTTACCATCTGTAGGCATAGCGACTGGCGCAGTCCACAAACAAGTGTCTTCTACTAATGTCCAACTATTATATGGTTTAGGTGGTATGAATGCATCACGACCTGAGTCATAAGTATATCCTGTACCAGCATAATTCTTTCTCAATGGTGTTCCACCTAATGTGTGTACACCGGCATGTGTGTTGTAACTTGTTTGTACGAAAGAACTAGGTTCTCCGAATAAACCTGTATCAATCACATCTTGTTCTATTACTAGAACTTTTGTTACGATGTTGTTTTCATCTATTTGTGCGAAATGTGCCATTTTTACCTCTTAAGAAATTCTATATTTAACAATTACAATACCTGAACCACCAGCTTTTGCACCGCTGCCATTCCAGCCTGCGCCGCCACCGCCACCCATGTTAGCTACACCAGTTTCATCTGCTCTACCGGCACCTTGGCCACCAATTCCTCTGTATCTTTCATAGTTTTGTCCATATCCACTATTAATTCCAATACCGCCGCCGCCACCAACAAATGTAACTGTGTTTCCTTTTATCATAAAATATTGTGGAGGTCCACCTCCACCACCTACATCACCACCAAGGGGACTTCCTCGGCCTGCTGCACCAGAACCACCGTGTGAATAATAATTGCTACCTGATGTACCTGTTTGGAAACCATTGCCACTGATAGAATATATCCAACTGGTTTGTCCGCTTTGTGGATTTGATCCACCAGTCGATGTTACACTTATGCCTGTTCCGATAAAAGAAGATGATGTTGCAGTACCAACAGTCCCAGCTGCTTGGCCACCACCAATTGTTACTGTGTATGTTGCTGCTGCTAAAGTTGCTAGTGCTGAACCCTCAACAGCTATATCTCTAGTAAAAAGATTTGAATTTTCTGCACCATAATATTTTACTTGGCCACCAGCACCACCGGTTGTACTCGTATGGCCACCACTACCAGCACCCACAACTAACAATTCAATACTATTATTGGATGCACCTAAAGAACTTACTACAAATGAACCACTTGATGTGAATGTATGTACTTTGTAAGTTGCATTATTTGCATCTATAAATGTAGTAACTGTACCACCTGTGGCCGTAGGTCCAACTGTGACAGCACCGCCACCACCGCCAGCTGAAGCGACTGGTTGCTGGTAAGATATAGTCCTATTAAAAGCTAATCCACTTAAGGAAGATTTTTTAATTGCCATTAGTAATTCTCCGAACCAAACGCACTAAAGGTAACGTTGCCTGTGTTAGCATAAACAGTAAGAACATCAGTTGCTGCTAGTGTTAAACCTAATGTCAAAGCAACAGTATCACTTGCACCTAAAACTGTGTCGTATGAAATGTATTGTGAATTGGCCAATGATGCACCAGCTGGACGACAAGCAATTCTAAAACCTGTGGTATTTGCTGACAAATTTGCAATTGAAATTGTAGAAATTACTGTGCTGTTTGCTGCTGGCACTGTGTAAAGAGTTGTTGCAGTATTTGGTGCTGGATTAGATTGACCTAAAATTTTTAAGACCGATGGCATTTGTTAAGCTCCCATTAATAAAAAAGTGTTTGTATATGTTAATGCAACATTAGCGTTTACTAATGCAACATTAGCGGTTGCGTATGAAGAATTTGCTGTATTTGCGGAAGACCTTGCAAATGCTTCGGTGACTGATGGTGTACCACCTACAGTTGTACCATCATGCACGACTACCACACCTTTAGTTGTGTCAACAGTAACTTCTCCGGTTGCTCCGGTAAAGATTATGGTCTGTGCAGTAGTTCCTCGCCTAAATTGTAGTTGTGTAGCCATTTATATTCCTTAATATAAGTATTTATGTTAAATAACCCGCATCGAGTGGGATTAAACTATCTGGATAAAAAACTGATATTGTTGTTTTATTATCCCAAATTCTACCATACTGTTCTAGACCTAATCCACCAAAAATTTCTTGTGCTACTGAACCGTAATCACCCAAAGGAAATTTAACCTGAGTAAATGTGTCTGAACTTGTATATCCTAAATCAATTAATGTTTGGTTGTCTATGTTTCTTCTGTTGATTTTTGTTGCCATTTTTTAATCCTTTAAATCGCTGTGCCGGTATATATGGAAAGAATTTCTGAATCAGTCAATTCACCATCTATAATCTGAATTGCATCTAGTGATGTAGGAGATGCTACACCTGGATAAGGGTATTGTGTTCCTATATAATTTGTTCCCATGTAATTACTATTAACTAAAATATTACTAGCAGAAGTTTCTTTAACTCCATTGACATAAGAATCTACTCTTAGAGTGGATTTAACAACCCATGCTAACATAACCCAGCTGCCTGTGTTAACACTAGTTGTTCCTTGATTATCTGTTCCATTTGCTACTGTGATTTTTCCGTTACTCATACCTAAACCCCAATAAGTGGCATTTCCGGTGTTAGCAAAGATTCCAACACTAGGTGAATAAGAACCTCCAGTATTACTTTGCGTGCCTTTATACCAAGCAACATAAGTTTTACTTCTTGTTGATGAGTTGTCAGTTAATTGGTCTATTGTTAAGTAGGTACCTGTTCCCCATCCAGTTGCAAAACCAGAATTACTAACACCACCAGTTGATTGATAGGATAATGTTCCTACTGTTGTAACTGTGTAAGAACCTGTTACTGTTAAACCACTAGCATTAAATTGTAATCCTAGTAGTTTTGTTTTGCCAGCTGGCGTTTTTAATTCAACACCAGTAACAGCATTTATACTAAAACTTCTACTAGTTGTTTGTAACTCAGCATCAGTAGCTGTAATTGTAAAATTATAAGTAGCAGCTGAACCTGTAGTAGTACCAGAGATTACACCCGTACTTGAATTTAAACTTAATCCTGTTGGCAAACTGCCTGATGTAACACTGTAAGCAATTGTGGTATCACTGTTTGCACTTATTGTAATTGATGTGCTTGCATCGACAAATGAAGAACCTAAAGAACCACTTGCAGTTGACCATATAGGCACATCACTAAAGGATATACCAGCAGGTTTAATTCCAGAAGAACCATCATCATTATAAACATAGACATTATATGTACCAGCAGTTTTGGCTGGACTTATAAATGTTAAACTTGCACCACTTACATAGGTGGTGTTACAACTAGTTTCGTTTACATAAACGATTGAAGCAGCTTTAAAACCAGAACCATTAACTGTTACAGTTTCACCACCGGTTATCCTTGCAGCAGTAGCACTACCTGTAAAAGTTACAGATGATATCTTAATACCACCACCTAAAGAATTTAGTGCTGCTGTTGCTATGTTATCTGTTGTAATTTTGAGTGTCATATTATTTTCTTAGAATGTAATAGAACCTGAACTGGTCCATTTATAAACTCTGTAACCATCGGCAACTGTAACTGTTGGTGAACCGGTAATTGCTGTTGCTGCTTTATAATCAACTGCATAACGAATAACAACTATGCCTGAACCACCTGTACCTGCACCACTTGAAGTATATCCTGCAGTACCATTAGAACCTCCGCCGCCACCGCCAGAATTAATACCACCTGCGCCTGCAACAGCACCTACATTACCGTTGCCGCCACCATTACTACCGCCAGTGCCGGCAGTTGTGCCTGACCACGTACTACCGCCACCGCCACCGCCTGCGCCGCCGTCACCACCTTTTACACCAGTATTATAACAACCGCCACCACCACCGCCTGCATAATACAATGATGTTCCGGTTATTGATGAAGATAATCCAGCTCCGCCGTTTCCACCAGAAGGGAAAGATGCTGCTATAGCATTAGAACCTGCAGCGCCAGCACCACCGCCACCTCCGCCTGCGCCGCCTGATCCATCAAGTCCACCGCCACCGTTGTTGCCTTGTCCTGCGGTGCCCGCACCACCACCTGATGCTACGCTAGCACTTCCTGAATCAGAACCTCCACCGCCAGAACCACCTGATGCGCCTTTACCTGCAATGCCCGATCCTCCATAACCACCGCCTAAAGATGTAATTGTTGAGAATGATGAATTTGTGCCGTTCGCACCTGCAAGGTTTGTTGATGCAGCTGCACCAGCACCACCTGCACCAATTGTTACTGTTAATGATACACCAGGAGATACTGCAAAACCAGCTGCAGTTTTAAAACCACCAGCACCACCGCCACCACCAAGCCAAGCACCACCGCCACCACCACCAGCAACGACAAGATATTCAATTGCGTTTGCTGTTGGTATTGATGGATTAGATATACTTGTGCTATTAAAAACCTTAGCACTAAGTTTTTCTGTGCTGTGCGTTTTTACCACCATTAACTAATCTCCGAACCAAACAAGTTGAAACTTAGATTTGCAGTACCTGCATATACTGTAACTATATCAGTACTAGCTAGTGTGATACCAATTGTTAAACTGATACTATCGTAAGATGGAATAGCACCATTGTATGCAATATAGTGTTTTGGATCCAATGTTGCACCTGCTGGTCGTATTGCAATTCTATAAAAATCATTACTAGCCGATTGATTACAAATAGTAATAGTTGAAGCTATTGCACTTGTTGCTGCTGGCACCGTATAAAGTGTTGTTGCTGTTGTTGCCAGCGGGTTTGATTGTCCTAAAACTTTGTATGTGATTGCCATGTTCTTTCCTTATCCACCCATTAATAAAAATGGGCTTAATGTTTCAGCTGAAGATACTGTAACTGCTAATTCACGCACTTGAATATCAACACCAGTGGCAGGCGCAGTTGCAAATACTACGTTTGCACCAGATACTGTGTAGTCTGTAGTTGGTCTCTGTAAAATACCGTTTTCTGCAACAAGTAAATTGTTTACATTTACACCAGAGGTTACTGTAAAGTTTGTTGCAGTATTGTTGCCTGTATATGTTCTATATATTAAACTACTAGAACTTATATTTGTACCTGATAATGTTGTGACTTCAATGTATGCTGTGTTTGGTGGAACAGAATCAAATGTTAAAATGTTTCCTGATAAACTATAAGAAGTTTTAGGTTGCATCACACCTTGTACAGAAACAAAGATTATGTTTTCACTGTCTGGTGTTGTTGACAAAGTGAATGCTGAATTTGAACCATCGCCAGTAAACACATCAACAAAACCTGTTAATGTTGCAGTAGAACTGGTGTTTGCTTTATTGTAAGCCGCATTTGCTTGCGCTCTTGCCCAAGTGTCTGCACCACCGGCAGTATTGGCTGCTATGAAAGCTGCGTTAGCTGTATTGTATGCGTTGTTGGCTTGATTTCTAACCCACGGATCCGTTGCATTGTTAGCTGCATTGAAGGCTGCGTTAGCAGTTACAAAGGCACCGTTAGCGAATGATGCAGCTGAGTTTGCTTTATCGAAAGCACCATTAGCAAATGATGCTGTGGTATTCTGAGAGGCATAAGAAGCATTAGCGGTTACAAAGGCACTGTTAGCAAATAATGCACCAGAATTGGCTGTTATGTAAGATGCGTTAGCAAATCCAGCAGTTGTATTTTGTGCTGTATATGATGCATTAGCAGTTATAAAAGCTGCATTAGCAAATGTTGCTGTGGTATTTTGTGCAATATAAGACGCATTGGCTCTTAGAAATGCACCGTTTGCAAATGAGTTGGTTACACCTATTGATGTTGCAATTGTTGTGCTAAAGTTGGCATCGTTACCTAACGCAGTTGCCAATTCATTTAATGTATCTAACGTTGTTGGCGCAGAGTTTACAAGATTTGCAATTGCATTACCAACATAAGT